CCTAGGACTACATGCTTGTATTCTGCCGCGTCTAAGTTGTTTCGCATCTTGTCGGCGGCCAACCATAGCGTGGCCTCGAAGCCGAGGTTTGCTCCGTTGCTTTTCTTGTCCGTATTCTTTTTCGCACGTGCCATAGTGGTAGGGGTCTCCTTCTGAAAGTCTTGCCGTAACCTCGTCGGAGGAGGCAGTCTCTCACCAGCCGATCAGGGCTGTCAACGGCGGCGAGGCCTAAAATCTCACCCCGGAAAGGGTGATTTTTTACTTGCCTTTGTTCGGCTAAGAAGTATGTTCGAGGCGATACTGGGGGGCCACCTTGGCCAGGGCAAAGCCGGAGATTCTCCCATACCGCCCTGGCCGCTCTCCTTATTTCTTTTCTCGCCCCTCATTCCTTCCGTAAGACTCCGTTAGGTCCTCCGCCTGTTTATTCCATCCCCTGCCCGGCCAAGTGGTCTCCATCATCCTCATCCCGGCCAGAAGGGCCTCCTTTTCATCTTGGGTCTTATTTCTCTTCCAGGCCATCTTGATGAACCGGAAAGATTCCTTGGCGTACTCGTTATCCGCGTACTTAGCTGAATCCAAGGATGCTGATTGGCGATTGTTCTCAAACCGGGCTTCCTGTTCCCTGGCTATGGCTATGAACCTGGAAAGGACCATAAGGGTAGGAAAATGCGGGGATTCTCGTTTGCATTGATCTATGCCGTGCCTGAGCGTATTAAAGGGGATTCCCGAAAGCTCTCGGATGTAGAACTGAGCCTGGACATCACTCATTCTTCTGGCATAGAACTCTTTTAGATCGGTCACAGCTTCCTTTGGAGTCACCTAACCCTCCGTTTCCGTTGATGCTTCGTTGGTCCCTTGCTCATCTGGGAACAACCTGTCCATTTGCTCTCTCGACGTTTCTTCCTTGCCCCCATTGAATTTCATCGTGTTGCCCATCCATTTCCTGAACGCCGCTTCCCAATTCACGAACCTAGACCCTACCGCCTGGTGGTGAGCCTTAAACTGGTCAAGTTCCTGGTCCAGGTCTCTCCATTTATTTTTAACAGCGAGTACCCTGACCGAATCCGGGATCTTGAAATTTTCAGGATAGAGAGTGGAGGGTTTCCCCCTCTCTCTCTCTCTCTTAGGAAGGTTAGGAAAGGTCGGAGGGTTAGGAGGGAGGTTATTAATTCCCGCGTGGGTTTTATTCGGTTCCCTGGTTCTGTGGTAATTCCAGTGGTTACAGACAAGATAGCCGGTTGATGTGCGTTCGATCCATCGGTGATCTACCATCCATTGGAGCAACCTCAAGCCGCGTTTGGCGTTCGATGTCGGGTGGATCGGGTCGTGATCTCGGCCAAATGTCGAGGCGATGTAGGTTGGATCTCCCGTCAAACCCCCTTCATTGCGGTCTGACCATGATAATATCCTCATCCACATAAACACCGATCTATCTCCAAATTCTTTACGCATTTGATAAACGTCTGGGTCATCAAGAAAATCATGGCTTACCGGAAAGTATCGCTTGATTCCTGGCACGGCTCACTCCCCCATTTGTTGAAGGTCTCTAATCACTCGGTAGAAACATTCTGCGGTCAGATGCCTGAGCTTACGCAGCGCCTTGGCCTCTATCTGGCGAATACGCTCGCGAGTGACGGAAAACTTCTGCCCCACCTCTTCCAGGGTGTGAACCGATTCGTCGCCAAGGCCGAAGCGCATCCTCAAGACCTGCTCTTCTCGCGGCGTCAGGGTAGCCAGGATTTTTTTGGTCTGCTCCGAGATGAAGTCACCCACCGGTGTCTCAAGCGAGAGCGGTACACGGATCACGTCGATCACTTCCTCCGCTACCACATCCTCGGGCTGTTCGTTGTTCGCCGCGTCCTGCTTTGCCTTTGCCAGGAACTCGGCATCTTCCCGATCCCATGCCTCAACCTCGTAGATTAAGGTCCGCCGGATCGTTACTTTGTAGAGGTTAGTCATCGACATCCTCCTCCTCCGGGCTGTTGTCGATCTTCTCGATGGTGGACTTCCAATACGTTATGGCCTGTGCCTCCTTCGCCGGTTGCGCCTTCATGGACCTGGTGGCAAGCGTACCCTTAACAAGCCACTTCCCGATCACGAGGTTGTCGCGCTCCTTGAATAGCTCCTTCAATTCCTTGTCGATCTTCGTGTACGCAGAGAACTCAGGCTTGAGCCGCCCCCACTCCTCCAGCTTGCTCTCCAGTTCCGGGTCATCGATCATTTTTATTCCCTCGCCGGTAAAGAACGGAGGGGTGCAGATCCTCTTGAACGCCCAACACTTCATGCATACGCTCGGATCTTTGTGGTAATCGGGCAGGGTGCCGTTCTCCCGGTGTTCCACCGCGCTCTCCAGCTGCTTTAGGATCGCATCCACGCGGTCAAAGTCCAGGGTGCACGGGATGAACTTCTGATGGCCCAGGCAATCGTCCAAGATCCACATTCCCTCCTCAAAGTTGTACGCATACATATAGCTCTGTAACTGGCGCGGGTATTTCCTGAAAAAGGTGTATCGATCAAAGTCCTCCTGGGTGTGGATCTGGTTGTAGATGTTGGGGTTCAGGCTCTTGATCTCGATGGGCGCGGTCTTTCTCTTGGCGTAGTCAATGAACCCATCCATGCGGCCCCGTAGCACAATGCGGTTTTTCTTGTCCTTGATCTCAAACGGGGTCCGCTCCACCCGAACCGTGTAGCCGAGCAGGGCAAGGTCTCTAATCACATGGTTCTCGATCACGTTGCCCCGCTCCAGACGCGCCCGGACCTCCGGGGGGAACGGTGGCCGGTCTGCCCAATTCGTCATGCCAAGCACGGTTTCCCGCTCACAATCCGATATGTCTGAGGCCGTGGGGTTGTTCTTGGGCCAGGGGCCTAGATCCTTGTTAATCATATCAAGCCGCCGCGCTGTCATTTCCTCACACAGATCCTTGACGTTGGAAGGTGCCTCCTGCGGTGCCTGTTGTGTCGCTTCCATTATTGCACCGTCTTTCCCGCTTGCTCCACGGTGCCAACGATCTTGTCGTAGTCACTTCGCCTGATCTGACAGAGGACGCCCCAAAGGCTGTCGGAAGCCTGAATGTAATCCCAACCCTCGCACACCATCCCGGCAAGCCTGTCGTCGTTTACCTTCCATTGCCGGGCAATCGCAACCAATCGCTTTTGCTGCGGCTCACTGATCGTTATCGCGGCACCCCCGTTGCCTTTCGCTTGGCCGGTCCTCTGTCCGCTGTAATCGATCCGTTGAATATCCTCCGAACGCAATCCACCTTTTGCCAACAACTCAATGGTCGGATTGCGAATCCCAGCCAATCGCGTGACACCATTAACCAACCAGTTGGAGAACGCGGCCTTCCTAATATCACCCTCTGCGAAATGTCCTCGTGCAACGAAAAATTGATCCCGCGAATCACAGTTGCCAGTGAACCAACCCCAACGTCTTAAGACATTGGACTTCAAAATCCCTTCCACTTCATATTCATAGAATTTACCCTTATCGTCCTCCCGCTCGTGCTTGATCACCATTGGACGATCCCAATTAACCCCCAATGGATTACACAGCTTTTCAGCACCCGAACATTGAAGAGAGAATTTCGGGTTTATTACCGTTGAATGATTGATCCAATCCGCTTCATTGGTGAGTCTCATGCAGATGGGAAGATACCTGTTCTGATACAACTCAGCTTGCTTTTCAAATTTGGCAATAAACTCCTCAGTGATAACCTGTTGGACTGGGTACTCCTCGACTATCTCCTGCCTTTCTTCCATCTCAGCTTCCATATTAAAACACCCTCCAACCATGTTTGGCTACCAGGCATATACCTGTAGCGAGACTAATAACAATATAGGCGATGCCTACAAATTCATATAAAAACATAATTTTCCTTTCTATAGCGCTTCATCAACTTTGTTCCTCCTTTTTTCCTTGCCTTTGTACCTGAAGGGAGTAGGATCGCCTGGCTGTCATCGAATCCCACTCCTCCCCGCCTGGGACTCCCTCTAAGGCCTTAGAGGGAGTCCCGCCTCCTTTCATTTCTCCCTTCACCAATGCTGTCGGCGACTGCCATCTCTCCCTCCTTTCCCTGGTTAAAAACTTGTGTCCAGCAAAAAATGCTGCCCCTCGGTGAAATTTTTTTTACGCTACCGGAAACCCCATATTTTCCTGGCGCACTACCACTTTTAGCAGTTCATCCCACCGATTAGGGCACCCCTCCGCTTCCCACTTCGTCACCGTGCGCAGGGCCACCTTTAACCGTTTGGCAAATTCCGGCTGCGTCATGCCAAGTGCCGCCCTCTGTCGTTTGATGTCTTTCGCTGTCACAGTTTTATTACTAGCAAAGAATACTAGGGATTGCAAGCCTCCCCCTATGGTTTTTTTTCCGCATCCAGCCTCTGGTTGTGGATTTGTGCGCCCATTTACCCCCATTCACAAAAATAAGCGGTCCTCTTATCCCGGACACCCCTGGGGGTTAAGAATTAAATTTTTCCGCGATAATCGATGCCGCAAAAAGACCTATTAATATCCGTAACCGTATTCCACGGACGGGAAACCACTTCTGAGTTGGGGATTTTAATTTCTTATTGCCATAAATAGACTTTGGGAAATGCTTGTTTATTAATTGGGAAACATCATCAACCAAGAAGTTCAAGTCCAATTTCTGATCTCCTTTATTCCAAACCTCTTGGACCTCCTTAGCACTCCAATTTTCAATACAAGCAGACCACGCGGATAGAACTCCTGTAAATTCCGTTAACTTATCCCGTAATGACTGTTCTATTTCTGAAGCAAAAAGAAAATTCTTCGCCTCCGTTTTTGTAATAATGTATGAGCATGAATTCTTTCCTTCCCCGATGTATAAGCGGGCATTCCAAATTACGCCTTTAAAGTCATCGAGTAAGATTTTGTGCTTCACGAAACTCAGATTGTCTAGTTCACTTCGACAACCTCGTTGCTCTTTTCCTGGAATATGCTCGGAAAAACGCCTGAATGGTAGATATGTATGCTTTCGCTTTCCCGATGGAAAAGGGTTTTTGGGGGTCGGCGCTTTGACGTCAACCGTCAGACAAATATTGGGACTAACCCTGACCCTTCGGTTTTCCAGTCGACGAATTTCATTTGCAATGGCATATGCCATCTTTGGCGGCACTGCATCGCCAACAAGACGATATTTGGAAGAATAACTGCCTCCCATAAATTGGAAAGTTATTGGGAACGTTTGTAGCACGGCGCATTCCCTAACTGTTAATCTTCGTGGGGTACCAGTTGTTGACTTTAAAACCAAGGTCTCCCTACCCAACTGAGTAGCAACGACCGTCCGTGCAGGACGATCCAGTCGTTCGAAAAAAGGCATATATCCCATAAAGGGATGTTCCTCCTTTGTTTTTCGGAGACTACGGCATTCTCTATCATTCAGGGTTGTATCATAGAAATGATCTGTCAAATCTCCTGTAGAAATTTGGCATTGGTAGTTCGGATCTAAAAGTTGTCTCTTAGTACTCCCCGAAGGATCCGGGAAACTATTCAAAACATCTCTCAACGTTAACCATTTCGCTCTTTTCCTCTCCGAGAATAAATCAATTTCGTTAGGTGAAATGTGTGATTTTTTTGGGGAAGGAAAGTTTCCTATAAGATATCTAACTCTATTCTGAGGAACACCATAATCTGCTGCGATAAATTCACCTCGATTTGGCACTTCCAGAGTGCCAGGAGAATTAATCCCGATCCAAGAAAGTGGGAATGTTTTAGGGAGATGTTCCTGTATCTTTGCTACATTTTCCATCACCCAGTATTTGGGTTTTTTTATGTAGACAGCACGGAGGAAACTTTGCACCAACTCCAATCCATCTAGCACGTTCCTTGTCTTATTAGACTTAGAAGACGAAAATTGAGTACAAGGTGGTCCGCCGATTAGCACATCACAATTTGGAAGATCAGAGGGATTAAAACCCCGCAAATCCATTTTGACTGCCTTTACCGATTGGTGATTTATTGCAAAGGTGTTCACCGCAGGTTGGTCGTGATCTATACCGAGAATCAATCTAAATCCTGCTTGCCGAAATCCTTCAGACAGACCACCTCCCCCGCAGAATAAATCAATTACCGATATGCGGACGTTTACCAGATGGTTTCCTAGAGGAAGATGGCAAACTCAGCCGTTCCAGGCCCCATTCCCGGCAATTCGGACCCCGGTCCACCTAATCCATGAGATAGGGGATAGCCAGCCGAAAACGGACCCTTGCTGCACCCGGCGGCGTAGCACATAATCGGCCTGATCTCGGTCCAGATCATCGCTCAGGATGGTCTTGTGGGTGCGGTAGTGGATGTCGTGTTCCTCGCAGCTATATAGAAACCAATCAGGCACCCCGGTACAGCCGTCAGATTTGAGTTGCAGGGCGCGGGACTTCACCCGCTCCCAGTAGATCTCGTCCCAGGCGGTCCTCTCAAGGAACCGGAACAGTTCAGATTGGGTCATGGGGCCGGTGGAGTCTTAGGCTCGTCCCTGGTATCGAACCAATATTTGATTATTAAGATGGCGATCCCCAGGAAGGCTTCGGCGGCGATCAGCTCCAGGAAGAACCCCCCGATGACTGCGGTCACAACGGCCAGGGTTGAAATAGGCCGCACACAGGCTCTTAGAAATTCGATTCCCATTATTTCCCCCATGGCCGATTTGTTTGTTGGATTCGTTGAAGGATGAACTCAACCTCCCGTTCCTCATCCTTCCAGAAGTCGAGGTCCTTTTGTTGCTTCGCTGTTAGTAGGCCCCCCTGATTCAACCTTTTCTTCTGTAGCCCTTCGATCCTCCGCTCGATGTAGCGTAGCCTCGCGTACAGGTCTGCCGATTGCAGACCAGCAACAACGGCCTCAGTGGTCTTTCCCGCCCATGGCTTCGCTTGGTGGTAGGTATCCCCCAGGACACCAAAGGCCGCGCTGCCGCCGGTCATTGTTCCAAGGCAGAGAACAACTAGATAGAGTTTTGACTTAAAATCCATTGCCCTCCACTTCCCTCGAATCCCGGTGGGCTTGTTCCTATGTCTTCTCTTCATGGTCGCGCTTTATGCTTTGCTGTCTTTGATGGCAGCCCACAGGTCTCGCCGTTCTTGCTTGGCCGTTTTGCGTAGGGTCTCCATCTGGTCGTATTTCACCGAATCGAGCATCTCATGGTCGGTCTGCCACTGCTTGATCTCCCTGATGGACCCATTGATGGTGGAGACCCCTTTCAGGATCCATACGATGCCCCCGGCAATGACGATCTGGATGATAAATCCCCAGTTGACTTCGCTCATGGCTGTTGAGTCCTCACGATGACGTTTGGAGTGATTGGATGATACTGTCCAGCCTCATCTCTCCACCACCGCGCCCCCTTGGTGTGTTCTGGATGCTCTCTCATATCAAGGTGGATTCCTGGATCGTTCCAATGAGGATAGAAGCCCAATCCCGGCCACATCCACTGTTCCGCGTAGAGGTATTGCTCGATGGCACTCAGACCGATGAAGTGGCCGTCCACCGCCAGGCCTAATCCATGCAATGGCACAGTGTGAATGCCGCCGGTGGTTTCGTGGACAATGAATGGCTGGCCGACAACGCTCCGCATTCTGTCGAGGCGGCACATCAGATCCTTGTCCATCATGTAGGGCAGAGGGAAGGCGGGTCGGCCTTGCTGGTCCGATTCTCCTACCTTGAAGTGGCGCAGCTTCGCCCAATCTTGCGGGGCCATCTTCATTAGAAGTTTTCCGCGAACTCCGATACGTCGTCAGGCTTCACGATCTCACCCCCGGCCTTACCCTGACTACCCCCATTGAAAGAGGTTAAAAAAACACTGGCGAGGAAACCGTGAGCGGAGAAATCTCGCAAGCGGTTATGGATATCAAGGCCGACCTGTCTGACCTTTCAACTGCTCTGACCAAAAGTATCTCCGATTCAGCTATGTACTTACGAGAAGCCATCAACACGCAGCGTTACGGCTCTTGATCCCCCTCCTTTCCTTCTCGCGCCTCCAATGCCACCGAACCGAGATTCGCAAGGTGCGCTCTCAACCGGCGAGTAACCACACCTTTGTTGTCATCCGTCACTCGAATCAACAAGTCCCGTGCAACTTCCGGGTCAAACAAGGCTTGCTCCAATAAGAGTGCGCGTTTCTCCTTACTAAAAAGTAAATCTCCTATTCTCCGAGCAATCCCTCTTCCTCTTTGCGCTCCAATTCCCGCCGACTGAATAGTCCCAAAGATTCGACCAGCACGAGCACCAGCAACCCGACCTATGAGGTCGAAGGCGTTTGTGTCCATAACAGCCTGCAAGCTGGCCGCAGTGTCCGAACCACCAACCAAACCAGACCCCGTTGAGCGATTCACAACCTCCGAGACACGGATAATCTTGTCTACCTGTTCCAACTCCGCTTTGGAGTAGAGACCGGAATCCAGGAATCGCTTTTTATTTTGAGTGAAAAACGTTCGGAGCTTTATGGGCGATAGAAATCTAGCAGCAATAGTTTCATCCTGGGCCCCTATTTCCGCTGCCCTTATGCCGTGATCAAAGATTGCTCGTCGGAGACCCCGGATCGCCTCCTTGCTTCTCCCGACTTTGTTCACAGCATCTGTCAGTTCAGCAACGGGATTTTTTGATCTAAATATGCCTGCAACTGCTTTGTCGGGTTCGGCATCCAGGAAGAACCTCGCCGACGATCTCTCGAAGCTCTGCACCGTTTGATTGAGTTTGTCTTTGATCTCCGAAGAGACTTCGCCCTTTTTGAGAATTTTGAATACCCGCTGTTTGATCTCAGGGAACTGGTTTAGGGCTTCCCTGTGTTGCGCCACCCACCGACCCGCATTAGCGCGGTTGAATGTACCGTCCGGATTAACACTTACGGCTGCAAAGTCCTGGACGGCCGACTCTTGCAGTGCCTGACGAGCTTTTGCGTTTTTACCGAGTGTGCGATTGAACGCTTTAGCTGCTTCGCTTGCACCTCTGCCTTTTTTGAAAAACTGCGATATGGTCGCCGATTCTGGTACCGCCGACGGCTCACCCCGGCGGCCACGTTGCAAGACCCTAGCTGGCGTTCCCTGCCGGAATGTCTCTGCAACCTCAGTTCGAAAGAATTCACGGGCCTTTTGGTAGGCATCGCCAACCTGCGGATCTGTTGCATCGTTCAGAATCGCCTCGTCAACAGCACGTTTGAGTTTCTCAAGACGAGCTATCAAAGGTCTATCTGGTGCCCCTTGGGCAAACTCCCTCCGAATCTCCGTTGTGAGACGGGACCGTAGGCCCATAATCTCTGATACATTTTCGGCTGCACCAAACAGCTCTGCCCCCTCTTCCGCTGTTTTGCGCTGCAGCTGACGGGCAATGGCTGGAATACTTTCAGCCTGAGCCTTTGGTGTAGATTTAATGATATCGTCAGCAGCATCCGCGATCCGCCCAGTGTCCACGAGTATTTCGCCCCCGCGATCAACTTGCTTGAACAGGTCACTAGCAGCATTCTCCGCTGCTTCCTCTACTTCAATTAATTGCCCACGTACTTCCCGATTGAGTTCTTCACTACCCCTGGATCCCCCGCCTTTCTCGATTGCGGTCTTTAGCCTTTCGTCCGCCTGATTGAGTTGAGCTTGGAGCCTTGTCTTCGCCTGGGTGATTTGATCGTCTAGGGTTTCAGCAACAGCCTCTCCCCTACCTTCCGGAATCACTTTTTCCAGTGTCCTTCGGACCCCTCTGCGCTCTTCTTTGATCACATCCTCAAGTTCCCCACCCACTGCCGAACCTTTTTTGGCAGCTGCCCGTTCCAGAGTTAAGAGGCCACGATCTTCGGCTGCCTGCGCAGTTGTAGGCTTAACGTCAATGGTTTTTTCGATCTCAGGGGCATTAACCTTTAACCGCCTAGCGATCTCTTCCGGAGATTCCGTCGCTGATTCAACTAATGCCTGTCTCACCTTGCGCCTCCGGGCTGCCGCACCGAAGGGAACCTTCTCCTGTATCTTCCTTCCTGTCGCAGCGGCCATTCTTCCGGTCCCCGCGCCGCTCAATCCACCACCTACCTGTCCAAGCATCTCGGCGGTAGGTCTAAGTGGTGAATCCTCCGGGACAATTTCCCGGACCACGGCTGCCCCAGTCCCTCCTGCCCCAGCCTGCGTAACTTCCAATGCGGCACTTTTCCCCGGTACTTTTTGAAACTGCTTGACGATTTCCCCGAAGAACCGAGATCCCGTTTTACCGAGCTTCGCCGCCATGAGAGTTGCGCCGACAGCAGGCACTGAGGCTCCGATTTCCTCTCCTATTCGTTTCAGAACGCGCTCAACAATGGTTTTGGGTTCGAAATGCGGGATCCCCATTGTCTGCATGAGTTTCCTGACGCTGGCAGATCCACCCAGAGGCTCATCGGACGTGAAGTCCTCTGGCCTCACTCCGGCCATGCGAAGTGTAGGATCGAACTCAATGTATTTCTTTAGTCCTGCGTTTACGGCGTCTACGGGAAGACCTAGAAGTGTAGCAAGGCCTTCATTGAATCCAGCAGGTAGGGCCGCAGCTGCACGGGCCACGGACAATCCCTTTGGTGAGTCCAAGAGTCCGAGATCGTCTTCTATCAGACCGGCGTTTGTGGGGTCGGGAAGGGGCCGGACTAGCGTCTCTGCAATTACGGGGTTCGTCTCCTGAACAGGGGGTGTCGTCTCGGGAATAGCGGTTTCCGTCTCAGGAATCAGCGTTGTCGTCTCAGGCTGGATCACCGGGGTCGGCTGCCCAATGCGCAAAGATGGTTCCGGTTTTGGCGGTGGAGAACCCAACAGTCCAAGATCATCTTCCAGTGGCTTCACGTTGCTGTCTCCTCAAGATACTGCGCGCAATTCGTCCCGCACGTGGTTCTGGCACCCCCCTGGCGATTAGCTCTTGCACCAGCTGGCTGCTTTTTCCGATCTGCCCGATGTTCACGAGTTCCAAGACTTTGTTTGTAGCAGCGTCGATTTCGGGGGTGTCCACGAGGCTTGTGGGCTTCATCCCGATAGAGTCTTCTACCTTGGTGGCGAACTTATCATTGAACTCGTGCTTTAGGTCCTCCAGGACCGCAACCAGAGCATTGGGGTCCTGTTGTCCCGCACCCACACGCTCAAGCGCAAACTCCATATCCCTATCGGAAATCGCCTTACCTCGCTGCCCAGACGCCGTTGCGGTAGCGAGGGCAAGGCCGATCATCTGGCTCTTGATTCGTATGTCATCAATCCCGATTTTCTGAAAGGTGTTTTCATAGGTCTCTGGTCTCAGGGAAGCGTTAATGGGGATCGCGAAAAGCCGAGCGAAGTTTCGGGACTGTGCCACAAGTGAATTAACACTGGAAGCAAAGGCTCCCGACGTGCCGAAGCTCTCAGGACTTTTATCTGCAAGGGCAATCAGGTTATCGGCGATCCGAATAGCGTTACGAACAAATGTGCGGGATGCCATTAATTCTCGCAGTTGCTTTTGCTCCGGGATGATGATCCCATTATCTTCGGCGTCTCCAATCGTGAGAACATCTATATTCACGAGGTTTTTAATCTCCGGCGGTATTCGCCTATTACGGCGGAGCTCTTCTGCTACCCGGCCAGCTTCGGCCCCGTGCTGACCTGAAATATTGATTCTTTCTTGCGACAGCGCCGTATTCACTTGCTGGCGTTCCAGTAGGTTGAGCTTCGAAAAGCGCCGACCGTAACGAGCCAACGCAATGGCTTCCCGATCTGACCCTACTGATGGCGGCTTCACCTTACCGGCGACTAGTTCCCTCGGTTGCGTTGCTCCTTGATCAAGTACGTGGAACCCCGACCCGGTACTACCGAATATTTGCGGCTGTTTCGGTGTCTGGGCAGCAAGTTTCCCCATCATCTCTAATGCAAATTCTGGCTTGCCACCTTCAACGGCAGCCGTATAGACATCGGATAGCTTCTGATTGGCTGCCGTGGGCGGAGTCTCTACCCGTCGAAGCCCAACCCTTTCATCTCCGGGTTCTGTTACGATCTGAGGAACAAAATCCTCGGTTGGCTGTCCGAGGGCAGTGGCCCGCTGGTTAATGAAAGCGGAGAGCTTCTCCCGTGCCGCCTTCTTGCGCTCCCTCTCAGCCCGTGCCGCTTTGTTCTCCTGGAGGGTCGAGAACACATCCAATCCGGCCAACGCCCCTTTCGTCAGCTTGGGTGCTCGGAACGCACCGACCGCCGCCACCGCCGGTAAGACGAGGCTCATAGGGTCTGAGGTCAGGAAGTCTTGGATCTTTGTCGAGGCGGTTCCCGCCAACGATGGTTTCTTCGCTTGAGCCATTTAACTCTCCTTGCTACCGGCTTCCACCCACACCGCCCCATCTACGCCGTGGATCGTATGGTCCCAGTGGCCAACTCCCTGGCGGGTATGGCAGAGTGGTCTCTACGATGGGAGCTGCGAAGTCCATCGCCGTTGGCCTGAAGTCGGTTGATCCAGAGGCCACGGGCTCCAACGGGCCGGGGCCTTTCATAGGCTCTCCGCCAGGAAAAAAGCTCTTTCCAACGCCAGCCACGTTGGCCGCTGATGCGGCCATCCCAAGCTGATCCTTGAGGCTCATCGCCCCCACCGTTGTATTTGCGGGGCTAGCCGTCAAAGGGGCAAAGGGAGCTACGCCGGGAGGTTGGGCCGATATAGCGGCAGAGGTCGGGATCGGGTTTACCGGTCCCAGCGGAAGCGGGCTTTTCAGAGTTTGTGATGTGATTGGGCCCCATGGGGGCCACCCTGGGGTAGCGGCTGCCGCCCCTGCACCCGCCCCTGCACCCGCCCCTGCACCCGCCGCTGTTTTCGCTCCAAACAATCCCCCCGCTCCCACTCCCCCGGCCCCAAGGGCCCCAACGCCAGAAATGATACTGGCGAGTCTAAGGTTCTTCTTTGCTTGTCCCTTGGATTGACCAGCAGCGATACCCGTTCCGGCTGAAAGAGCACCCATCACAAGCATCGCCGTAAACGGGTCAATAAAAGCCAAGACCGCACCACCATCTCCATACGTCAGCCCAACTGAGAATATACCCATCGTCAAGATCGTGAATAGATCCATTACTTACCTCCTGTGTCACTCATTTTGGTTGTTTTTGTCTGTCCGATAGCACTCGGCAGCACCGATCCCAACGGACCAAACAGGGCCTGTTCACTCAAGGCCTGTCTTCTGAGGAAATCTTGTTGCTGTGCGTTCAGTGCGGCCTGATCCACTCCCCTTTCAAGTCCACCAGCTCTCAACTGAGCCTCCACTGCGGCCAACTCCCTGGCACTCTCCTGTCTCCCTGCCGCTAACTGGAGGGGGGCTGCGCCAAGCGCACCTTCGAGTTCGCGCTGGATTCCTCGTTCTTCAAGGCCCATACCAGCTTGCTCTGCCGCCACCTCGCGCTCCAGACCTCGTTCTTCAAGGCCCATACCGGCTTGCTCTGCCGCCACCTCGCGCTCCAGACCTCGTTCCTGAAGGCCCAGGCCTGTCGTGGCAACGCCAAGCTCGCGTGCGATTCGTCGCTCTTCCCTGCCCAACTCATCTTGGATCGCCGGGTATAGGAACTCCGCTTCAGCCCGTGCTAGTGCTGGAGCTGCCGCCGTGGATCTACCCAGGCCTCTCAAGGCTAGCTGGCTAGTAATGTTAGGTTGCGCTCCCGTGCGAAACGCCAGCCTCGCCGCTTGGATTGCTGGCGCATTTTCAATCCCGGCTCCACCCACTCTACGGGCGGCCAGAGCTTGGCTAGGTGAAAGATCTATTCGTCGCTGGGAGAGTTCGGCCAAGTTACTGGGATCAACTCGTCGCTGGGAGAGTTCGGCCAAGTTACTGGGATCAACCTGTTGGGATGCGATGCCGGGAATCTGCCCAATCCTCGCCAGGGCCTGGGTCTCTCCCGTTGGTCTATCGGCCAGGGTTCTCGTTGCCGTAATCCCGGCACGTTCTGTTCCTGATAAGGGAGCTACGCCGGGAGGTTGGGCCGATATAAACGGGGCTAAGGGTGCCGCCCCCTGAAAAGCCTCGGCCCTCTCTCCGGTAGCCTTAAAAAATGGCTGCAACTCTGGAGCAATGGTTGCCGCCTGACTGGTGTGGGATGTTCCACCACCCGTACCGCCGCCCATTATAGCTCTCTCCTCATAACGATTCTCCTCGGTGTGAACCCGTACTCCCTCTCGTAACGGTCACACAGACCCGGATCATCACACTCCAATGAGACCCACTCGGCATTGTGGTTACGCCCCCACTCCATCATCTGCTCCCACACCGCCATCTCCAGGTCTCGCGGTAGGCCGTGGTTGCGGTCCATCTCCCATTGAAGAAGATGGAGGTAGAGTTTTCCAGCGGCCATCTCGTTTTTCATCAAGGCCCCAAAAAAGTGCGCCACCACCTTGCCGTCCCTCTCCGCAACGAACACCACCGTCTGGGGCTCTTGTTTAACGAAATCCTCATCTACCCATTGGGCCAAAATATCCCCGTTGCTATCGGTAGCCGGGTACTTCTTCGTGAACTCCCGGATTCTCTCCAGAGTCATCCCCAACAAGGCCCGGTGAAGGGGAGATTCCTTGGTCAAGTAGTGAATAGCCGGGATTGGCTTTGCCCGGTTAATGCTGATCGGCTTCTCTTTTTTCTTTGCACTCATACACCCACCTCGCTCCATACCCCGTCATCGTAGTAGAGCTTGCTCGTTGTCTCGTCCCAAAAAAACCGCCTAGACCCGTCCGCCGTGGGACGCTGCGCGGTGGTTCCCTGCAACGTGAACTCCTCTAACCTTCGCGCCAGGAGGATGTGACCTTGGGACATGGCAACCGTGACCTCCCTCGCCCACCGCACTAGATCCTGTTGACTAGCCGGGGGGGCTGGTGTCCTGATAAATAAAGGCACTCGTTGTGTCTCGGCCATTATCTCACCCCGTCCACTTCTACCCCGGCCACGGATCCCCGGTAGATTATCTCGTCGGTGTTGGTGCCGGTCTTTTTCAAGGAGAACAGCCTCCCCGATTGCCGGTGTCCGGTAACGTAAGGCCCTGCCGCCCCCACATCGAGATCTTGCGCCGTGGTGAAGGTCGGCTCCTCACCGTGTTCGCTGTATCCAAGCTGGACGCTCACCGTCTGGCTCGATGGTGACGATTTGTAGTGATGGTCAACTTCCTCCACCCGCTTGTAGGTCCGCCTGGATCCCAACTGAAACATCCCGGTCTCCCAGGAGTGAATGATCCCCGAAGATCCATCGACATTGCCAACATCCATGTAGGACTGACCGTTAATGTCGGCCACGATTACCCTCGGAACGATGCTTCGGAACTCTCCAATGGTAAGGGTTTGGGATCCAATCGTTCCGGCCAGTTCCCCCACGGTAAGCCCGGTGGCCGCATCCAACGCCATCCCCGCAGAGAACCGAAGCGTGTCGAACCGAAACGGGTAGGCATCGAAGTTGGCGAGGTTTATCAGGAGGGCCAGGTTACAATCCGCGTTGCCGGTCTCAGGGAAGAATATCCACAACTCGTTGTGCCTCTGATTCACAAAGGAGAACGATCTGCCAAAACTCGCGAATGCTCCATTGTCGGTGACATATTTTCGGATATGCTCTCCCAGGTCGGTGATACCCACTCCATCAAAGCGGTACGCTCCACCGTCCTCGCCCAGCCAATAGCGGAACCCCCTGGAATCGGTAGCAATGTTGTTAGCGGAACTCGGCCCTCTCATTCCCACCGTGGAGGGAATAATGTCGTAGCGGAACGGTGCCAGGCCGCTGATCGCCGTAGCCGCATAGATCGCATCCTTCTTGATAACGTAAGTCTGCAACGCCCCTGCCTCTGCAAAGCAAACAATAGCCCCCGGCGTATCGGCCAATAGCGTGACGTTCGATCCCCAACCGCTCTCGAAGTCCAGATCCGCAGAAACCTCCACGGCCACCGAAGAGATGGTCGATCCGCTTAGAAGGTTGCCAAGTAGCACCCGGTTGAACGCCACACCCATGCAAACCGCCTTGGGTGGAGATCCAGCCGCCGCATTATAGGCCGCTGCCTCCCCGTCCCATTCCTGTAAGACATCCGCCGCGTTGATTCCCAGGAGGATTGTCGAGCCGCCCTTCTTGAAAGTGCGGAAAATCTGTTTTTGGAGCACGCTTGCCGTTAGCGCGGTACCGGTAATGTCGGCCCAGGTATCGGTCCCGGCATCGAACTTGTGCCACCCCACGGTTGTCCCGATCACCGTGCGAAGTCCACCGTCCTGGCCCTTGTACTGAGCGAAGCCCGTAGCTCGTTGATTGATGTCGCTCCCGAATGTTTGACCGAAACCAGGGCGCACACCGAAGTCACCGTAACGCAGTAGCCAGTTCTCCATGGCGAAGGCGAACCCCGGCGGGGTTTTCATTCGGCCAAGGTTGCTTCTCAATCCCCGTTGCGGTTCAGGGATTTCTACTTCTGGTGCAAGGTCTGCCATTTTATCCTGCGTGTAAGGTTGCCGGGATTAATTTCCATTTGTACCCAAGTGCGGGATCGACCTGAACAACGTTCCAATTCACATCCACCAATGCCTTGGCAACCGTTTTATCTTGCAAGGTGGATTCATATACCGAGCTGCCATCAACCTGCTTCTCAGCCTCACCTGCACGGGTAGAAGTCTGTAGATAATCCCCATTTGCGATATTTCCCGCCGTATCAGTCACCCGAATAAAGAACAAACCAAGTGCGGCAATGCTGGCAACTTTCTTGCCCGTAAAATCAGAAGAGAAACCAGCCATTTCCTTATCTTTTTCGAGGTGTCTATATACCCCGTACACAGCACGTTCGCCTCTAACGGAAGATTTTTTCACCTTCATCAATTTCTCAAGATCAAATGGCCCTCTATTTTGCGGCAAAGCCTTTAAGGGAATGGTTTTTCCCGCCGATACCACAACATGGCCAAATTCGATCTGAGGTACTGCCCCAAGAAATTGAGCATAGTGGGCACCCATGAAGGTGTTATAAGCTACGGTAGTACCGGAAACGGAGATATCCCCCTCCCTGCTCCCGTCTTGCGCCCAACCTGCAATGATACCATCGTTCGTTGTTCTATTGGCTTGCATGACCAACGCGGAATCAACAACGATATTAACATCGGTTTGACTCGCGATGGTCATATTGCCGTTGCTATGGTTGTATACAATGCTTCCAGCATCGTTATCATCTGAATCCCCGAAATGGATTGCGGCCTGATTGTTTGTGGCACTCAGAAACGCCAGGATGCTTTCTGCGCTATGCTCTAATGTTAATAAGGCACCGCCGTTTGCCGTACCCCCTGAGTCGGCACGTTTTACATGAATAGCAGCACCAGCAGCACCATCTGCGGCTCCTTGAGTCCCAGTGACAAGGTTGGCGTTTAGGATATTAAAGGTGTCGTTATCCTCGTCGTAGGTGAATGTCCCGTCTCCCGTTTCACCGTCAAACGTCCAAACAATGTCCGTACCCGCAGCACCCCCTCCCACGGTCACGGCATGGGCGGTCATGTCGGTGCCACCGGCGGCTCCCAATTGGGTGTCTGTCCCGGCATCATCAGTAAAGAAAAGGGTGTTGGGCGTTGCGGTATTGACCCAGATCTGGCCGTATGCGGCCTTATCCGTATCGGCGTCGGCCTGTTCTTTTATAAACAAAGTTCCCGCGTCGAGCTTCACACCACCGGTTCCCACCGCCCGTGGATTGACAACCACATCTGTTCCGTCATATAGGACCGTGGCATCCTTACCCGTGCCAAGGGTCAAGCTCTCGCTATCGGACAACTCCAGAGATCCACCAGAGATGACCACATCACCGGACCCCACTACCGCCGGGTTTATAAGCAGGTCAGTGCCGTCGTACTCGATATCTACGTCACCCCCCGTTCCCAGCGTTAAGGCCGTTGAATCTGGAAGGGTCAAATCGTACTGGACCGTGATTAACCCGGTGCTGGTTACACTGAACAGTGCCGATACGTTGCCATCAAGGGTGATACCAAGGATGATACCAAGAGCGGTCTCAAGCTCCCCAACCTTGTCGTCGATCTGAGAGGCAAGGGTGCTGTCGGTCATCCTGGCGGACTTCAACTGATCGGAGGCCGCATGAACGAACGCACCCGCGAGAACCACTGAGAGGACGGCGATCAATCCCGATCTAATCAGTCCCATATCCTTCAATTTCATAAAGATGATTAACCGGTTCATCCTTAGCCTCCTTGAGCTGCGTTACGGCATTCAACCCCGCTTGCGCCTCCCGGTGCGTCGGCCACATTCCCAACACCGCCTGGTAGATCCCTTGCGCTTCATCGAGCTTCCCGCTCTTCGCCTGAACTAGGGCCAGGTTCGAGGCCGCATCTAGGTAGTTAGGTCTCAACGCCAGCACCACTCGGTAGTGAGCCTTGGCCGCTGTGTATTGCCGAATGTGCGCGAATGCGTTTCCCATCATAAAATGATAGCGGTACTCGAACGGGTTATAAATAATCGCCCGTCTGAGATCCGCCTTACTGTAAAACAGTTCCGCTCTACCCCGCATCAAGTTCCCCAGGAAGAATCCCACCTGGGAAACCAGTAGCGTCACTATCAAGATTCTTTTCACTCGCCACCCATAGTAGTCCGTTCAGCACCCAAAACATCACCACCCCCGAAACGGTCTGTAGCGGGAAATGGAACGCCGCCGTTACCAGGAAACCCAACATACTGAGTGCCAGGGTCTTCGCCGCCCTGCTGGCCGTCCTCCACTGGAACCGGGTCCACATCATCCACAGGAACCACACAAGCCCCACCAAGGTAATCGGCCCCCCTTCCACTAGTAGTTGCAGGTAGTCGTTGTGCGGGGAGTGTATCGCCGTCTTTATCGTCTGCCCAACACGATTGACGTTGGCCTGGCCCTGCATCACCCGGTCCCCCAGGATGGCATACTGAGGATAGACCACGACATAGTTGCCGCGCCCTATACCGAACACCGGATGGTCGGCAACCATGTAGGCGCTGTTTCTCCACCAATCAAGCCGGTACCGTATGGAAGTGTCCGCGCCGATCCCCATCTTCAAGATA